GTGCAATCGAGCGCATCCTGCAGCGCCGCCATGACGCTGACGAACTGCATCATTTCGGCTGACGAGTTCTCCTCACCGCCGGCATAGGCACGCGCCAGGGTATCGACTAAAACCACGGCCGGCTTTATGCCGCGCTCTGATATCACTGCAATCAGCGCCTGGAGATCGTCCAGGCTTGATCGCAGGTTCATCTGCGCCTTGACGAAGTGAACAGGCAGGTTGTCGGGCAGGTCATAACGCTGCATCAGCGCATCACGACGACGACGCAAGCCGGCGCCGCCCTCGAGCGCCAGGTAGACAACATCGCCCTGCTCGACATCGCAACCGAACGCTTCACGTCCTGCTGCAATCATTGCCGCCAAGTACATGGCGAAAAATGACTTTCCTGCGCCTGACTTGCCATATATCGCCGAAAACGATCGGGCCGGCAGCATGTCCTTGACGAGCCACTTGACCTTGACGTCCTGCAGGTCGTGCCAGGGCACCAAGTCGATGCGACGCTTGGGCTGTTCAACCTGGTTAGGTTGTTGGACAGGCTGCGGCGCGATCGTCTGCTGCCCCGACAGGATCCCCAGCTGCTCGATCACGTTCGGCTGCTTTGGCAGCACCGATCGCGCTGCAGCTTTCCGATCGCCGTTGTGATCGAAGATGGCGACCAGGTCGAACGGATCCGAGACCTTGTTTGACAGCGGATCCGCGGCGCCGTGATGGCTATATACGCACCAATCGCCTCTGGCGCCACGGAATACGACAACGCCTGGCGTGCCGCTCTCTGAGCCTGGTCGAATAAACCTCAGCTTCTCGCCGTCCTTGTAGACGAACTTGTAGCCCTGGCTCTCGAGCTTTGATCGGACCCACTCGGCGCCATGCGCCTTGTTGAAGGCATCTATGTCGCCGGACGTTTCTAGTGAAATATTTGACGTCGATAATTTCTGCTCGACCTGCTCGCGCTTGGCCCGTTCCTTCGCCCACGCGATAGCGTCGTCGACCGGAAACGTCTTGCCCTCCTCATAGACATCAGCCAGGAACGCGTCAGGCTGCTCGACGCGCGGCAGATACCAGGGCTGGCTCCACTTGCTGTTCTCGGTCACGTCGGCCAGCCAGACGCCACGGGAATGCAGCTGCGCCAGGATCCACTGCACGCAGGCCTGCAGCTCCTGCGGCGACTTGAGGCGTGCCGGGATGACGACCCTGTACTTCCAGTGCGGCTGACCGCCTCCGTTGACGGGGCGATAGCTGTGCGATGTGTGAGCGATATAAGCGATATTCATATCGCGCAGCGCCTGGCAGACCTCCGGCATGGGCGGAGCGCCCGACAAGATCTCGCCCGTCTCCGGATCGATGCGACTGTCGCCGTCCAGGATGAGCAGTTCGGCGCTGCGGAGGTTTTCGTCCGCGCGTTTCGGAGCGACCAGGTCACCGCCGCGGATGTAGTAGCTGCCGTCCTTGCCGCCTTGCTTCGGTGAGCGCAGGCGAGCGGCCAGCTTTTGAAACGTGTAATCCTTCACTGTGAGGGCGACATCGGTGCGCCCACCCACAGCGAATGCGAGCTTCATCACATGCTCGCTGGTGTTTTTCTTTGTGTTTTCTGATACTGCTTCGGACATGCCGTGCTAACCATCCCCCCCTAGTGCGGCAGAAACTAAGGGCAGGCCATACCCGTGAGCCTGCCCTTTTCTTTTGTTAAAACTCGTCGTCGCTGGCCGCAACGGGTTGCGGGGCCGGCGCAACTTTAGGGGCCGGTGCAGGAGCCGGCGCAGCTGTAGCGCCGTCCATTGCCTCGGGCTTGGCGACCCAGGAAACGATCGACCACTTGGGCGCCTTGAACCGCAATTCTCCCTGCGGGCTGTTGACCTTAACGGTCTCAAGCCCAGAGACCTCGACGACAGGAACCTTGCCAGGGTTCGCCGCCTGGTCAGCCAGGAATTGATTGTGGAGAGCGTCGATGGCCCGCAGCATCGTCTTGGAACTGTGCGAGAACTCACGCAGTCCGAGGTTCTTGCTGTAGATCCGGATCCGGAACGCCTGCTTGTGTTCAGGCGACGGCTGCGCCGGCATGCGCTCGCCGTACTTGACCATGTGAAAGTCAGGAGCGCCCGACGAGAACGACAGCCAGCCGACCTCGATGTTGGCAAAGTCAAAGATCGCTTTGAACGGTAGCGCGACCTCTTCCTCGATGTTCTCCCAGATCCCGTCCGAACCCTGCTCGCGCTTGCGGGCGATGAAGTCGCCGGACTTTGCGTCGAACTTCACGATCGGGAGGATGTCGCCGCTTGCGCGGGCTTCTGTATTAAAACCAAGAGCCATAGAACCCTAGTCCTTTTCACCAAAATGCCACTGATCCCCGTGGCCGGGATTACTGCGTCGCGCCGTACCAGGCGATGAGAGCGGCATCCGCTCTGCCGTCGTCCTTCTTGCGCGCGAAAAGAGAGGCGTAGGCTGGGAACAGCTCAATCGCACGCAAGCGCGCGCCGTCCTTGCCACCGCGGACCTCGACGACCTTCTGCCAGCGTTGCGGTGTGACGTAGGACGTATGCACTGCAAGAGCGGCCAGAACGCCCTCGACCATGCCGACGCCTCGACCGAACTGGAACATCGACGAGACGCCCTGCCCTGGCATTGCGCCGACCTTCTCGACGTAGGCAATGCGCGGCGTCTTGTGGCGGATAGCTGTTGCAAGCAGCTGCGGGCTGATCTCGCGCTTGGTCTTGCCGTTGCGCTCGATCTCCATGACCGGCATGTCGATGATCTCGAGCGTGCCTTCCTGGGGATCAAAGAACGCGACAGCGCCAGACGCGCCTGGGTCAATGCCGACGATCATTGCTGTACCTCCACATGCTGTTGGATGCGCTTGCCGATCCAGTGCATGACGGGAACAGCCATTGAATTGCCGAGAGCCTTGTAGCGTGGCCCGTCAGCTGCGGGCTTGTTGCGTACCGGGATTAGCGTGTAGTCATCGGGGAAGCCCTGCAGCCGTTCACACTCGCGCGGCGTAAGGCGACGGACAGCCATGTTGACTGCCACAACGTCTTGCCCCCAATCAGCGCAAGGGCTGCTGTCATGTCGAGTTGATAAGGTGCGAGCAATGTCACCACCAAACGCCACCGCCACACTGGCTTGACCACCCGACGACCCGCAGCCCAGCGCGTGCGTTGTGCCGTCCTCTGCTGTGATGGGGTCTTGCGTGGGATGGAAGGCAATATACGAACGGCTCGACCCGCCTGACGCTGCGCGAATGTTCGCCGTGTCGTGCGGACCTTCCATCTGCGCTCCGCCTTCACGCCCGCGCAAGTCATAAGCGACAGGCACAGCCACATTCAGATTGCCACTAGCATGCGCGTTATTGGTTAAGGCCGGATTGACGCCTGACACATCGGTGATGCGGTCGTGCGCGTAGTCATGGCTGTAATAGGCATACTCAACGCCAGTTAAGACCGGCGTCTGCCCTTCATCTAACGTCGTGTTGATGCCCTTGTGCATCCGCGCAGTCAGCGTGTTGCCCACTGCGTAGGGCTGTTCAATCAACCCTCCGTCGCAGTCGAAGTCGGTGCCAAGGCCACCGCCTGCAGTGCTTCGTGCAGGGATAGTGGGAGCCGTTTGCCGCGCGTTGCGGCTCGGCGGAGTATCCCGGCGCACGCTTTCTGGCTCAAAAAGAACCGTGGCGGGATCGAACCCGTCTCTAGCACTTGCGACAACGAACACACGACGGCGTCGTTGGGCCACTCCGAAATATTGAGCGTCGAGGATCCGCCACGCTGCTGCTCTTTTGGGTCCAATAACCAGACCTGCGTTTGTCCACTTTCGCCCTGTCGAGACGATGGGGGCATCGTTTCCGACAAGCGCCGCAAGGAAGCAGCCGAAGGCGTTGTCCTTAACACTGAGGACGCCGGGGACGTTCTCCCACACGACGATGGCGGGTTGCTCTCCGCGAGCGCGTCGAAGATCGTCAACTGCATCTGCAAGCCTCACATACTCTAGGGTCAGGTTTCCACGGTCGTCAGAAAGGGATTGGCGAAGGCCAGCGACACTGAACGCCTGACAAGGCGTGCCGCCGACGAGTACGTCTGCGTCGACGATCCACGGTTCGTCGCGCAACTTAGTGAAGTCACCGTGCAAGGGAACGTCGGGGTAGTGATGCGCCAGCACGGAACGCGGGAACGCTTCAATCTCGCTAAAGGCGAGCGCCTTCCAGCCGATCGGGTGCCACGCTACGGAGGCCGCTTCGATGCCGGAGCAGACGGACAGAAACCGCATCAGTTCCGCTCCACCTGAACGGAGGCCCCGACCGCCTCAAGCAGCCGCAGCGCCGTGTCGAGATGGATCCCGCCGCCGCTGTGTTTGACGAACCAATAGGCGCCGTGGGACAGGCCCGCGTCCGCACACAGCTTGCGCTGCGACAGGCCCTGCCTGACCCTTTCTCGTTCGATGAAGTCGACAACGTCGTCCGCTGTCTCAATGGTTTGTGTGGTCACGCCGACCCTCCCTGCTTCGCTTGTGCTAGCTAAATCGCCTTGCGCGCTAGACGCAAACTAATGCTCCATGCGCGCAAGGTTACTAACAGCTTTTTACCAGGAGGGATCCAGGAGCGCCCAGGACGGCACCGAGATCGTCTCGATGTCCTGGCGGTAGCCTTTCCACTGGACAGGATCCGCGGCCGTCCGGAAAGCCATTGCGGCCTTCTCCATCAGCATGCGGCCGGTCTGCAGCGACGCCTCGTCCAGCCGATAGATGCCGATCGCGTAAGGCGCCTCGCTTTCGACTGCAATGAACGTGAAGTGTTCAGCATCCCAGCCGGTGACTTCACGATAGCCCTGCAGGTAGTGCGCTGCCTGCATGTGATACTTGAGCGAGGCGATGTTGCGCGCGAACGCTTCTGGTGAAGCGTCTTGCGTCGTCTTGATGTCGACAATGCCGTCGCCGCGGTAATAGTCGAAGCGCGCCTTGCACGGCACGCCGTCGTAGGCGTTCCAGAGCATCGATACTTCCGACTGTCCGTCCTGCAGCAGCTCCCTGGCGATCGGATGTTTGGCGACTGCGTCAGCGATTGCCGCAGCCTTGTCGAACACGTCAGCGTCGAGGATGAGCTTGCCGGCATTCTCGCGCTCAAACAGCTCGAGCGTCTCCTTGCCGACCTTCGTGCGCTTGTCGACTTTCGGCGCCCGCGCGATCTCGATGTCCGCTTTCTCCGGCTCGAGGATCATTGTGTGCACAGCTGTGCCGAGACGCATCGCTGCTGTCGGCTCCATCGGCTTTTCTTTCTGCGCCAGATAGTGCGCGGGCGATCGTAGTAAATGCTTCGCACCGCTCGCAGAGAGCGCGTCGATCGCATGGTAGTCCGGCGCCGGCATCCCGGTG